TATGGTTTACATTATAGAGGTTTTGGCTCCACAAATTGGTATTCCAGTCGTGCATAAAAATTTTGAACCTTATGATGTTCAAAACTGCGATGAAGCTATGTTTACGGGCACGTTTGTTAATTTACTCCCTTGTAATAGGCTAAATGGTGTTTACTTTAATGAGGGTGTGAGGCAAGATCCTATGGGTCCGATAACTAAGAGAATTTGCGAAGCATGGTCAAACAATATAGGCGTTGACTTCCTAAAACAAATTCGAGAGTGGTCTAGTACAAATAAAACAATAAGTATGTCTAAGGCTATGCTAGGGAAGGACAACGATGAGTAAAAGAATTATAATTACAGGCTCTGAAGGTCTTTTAGGAAAGGAGATTACAAAATACTTAGAATCTGCAGGCAATACAATCATTCGATGTGACTTGCAACTGGGACATGATCTTACTGATGAAGATTTTGTGAGAGATTTTTTTGAAAACAATAAAGCGGATGCATTAGTTAATCTATATGCCGTTAACCCACACGTTGATGAAAAAGACAATTCAACTAACATGTTTGATATTAGTCTAGATTCATTAAATTTATATTTACAGGTTAATTTGCTTAGTTTGTTTTCTGTTTGTCGTGAGTTTGCTAGAAACAACGAAAATGGCTCTATTATTAACTTCTCCTCAACTTACGGTATTGTTTCCCCTAATCCATCTCTTTATAGGGAAGGTAAAGAAAAGCATATCGGATATTGTGTTTCTAAGTCTGGAGTGGTGCAGCTTACTAGGTATTTAGCTGTGCATTTGTCTCCTAATTTTAGAATTAATTGTATAGCACCAGGAGGTGTATCTTTTGAACCTTCAAGTGAGGATAGTAAAAATTTTATAAAACTTTATGAGGATAAAACCCCTCTTAAGAGAATGATGAAAGTAAATGAATTAAACGGCATAGTTGAGTTTTTATGTTCAGATAAGTCCAGCTATGCAACTGGTGCAGTTTTTAATATTGATGGAGGATGGACCATATGGTAAACTTCAGCGAACTTGATAGACCTTATTTTATTGGTGAAATTGGAATTAATCATAATGCCGATATGAAGATAGTAAAAAAATTAATCGATGCTACTCATGCGTGTAATTGGGATTGTGCAAAATTTCAAAAGAGAAGCCCTGATGTTTGTGTTCCAGAGCACCAAAAAATGAAAATGAGAGATACCCCATGGGGTAAAATGACTTATATTGATTACAAACATAAGATTGAATTAGAGAAAAAAGAATATGATCAAATTGATCAGTACTGCAAGGCAAAACCAGTGCATTGGAGCGCCTCTGTGTGGGACCTAGATAGCTTAGAATTTTTATCTCAATATGATTTACCTTATATAAAAATACCATCCGCAATGATGACAAATACTGAATTAGTTGCCGAAACAGCTAAAACAAAGTTGCCAATTATAATGTCTACAGGCATGTCTACACTGGAGGAGGTTGACAATTCTGTTAATAATGTATTAAAATATCACGACAATTTAGTTTTAATGCACACAAATTCTAGTTATCCTACACCCAATGAAGAGCTTAATTTAAGCTTGATTCCTTTTCTTAAAGAAAGGTATGGTTGCACAATTGGTTATTCTGGGCACGAAAAGGATCTAGAGCCAACAGTTATAGCTGTTGTTCTAGGAGCGGAGGTGATTGAAAGACACATCACTCTTTCTCACGATCTTTGGGGCACCGATCAAAAATCTAGTTTAGAAGTGATTGCCATGGATATGCTGTATAAGAGAGTTAAAGACATTAAAGTAATGATGGGTAATGCTAAAAAGGAAGTAACACCAAGTGAAGTTCCTATTCGCAACAAACTTAGAGGATATTGATGATAATTTATGTGGATATTGACGAAACAATTTGTATCTCTCCGGAAACAAGAAATTACAGCGAAGCTAAGCCTATCAAATCAAATATTGAAAAAATAAATAAACTTTACGACGATGGGCATCAAATAGTTTATTGGACAGCTCGTGGAACAGGTTCGGGCATTGATTGGAGAGAGGTGACTGAGAAACAATTTTTAAATTGGAAGGTTAAATATCATGATTTAAAATTTGGCAAACCTGTATATGATTTATTTATTGATGATAAAAATATAAAAGCAGATGATTTTTTTAAGGAGTAAAAATGAAAAAAGCGTTAGTTTGTGGAGCAGGAGGGTTTATTGGGGGACATCTTGTTAGATTTTTAAAGAAAAAGGGCTACTGGGTAAAGGGAGTTGATTTAAAATATAATGAATTTTACCCTGTACATGAGACAGCTGATGAGTTTGTTATTGGTGATCTAAGAGACCCTAGAGTAGTAGAGAGCGCAGTGCATGATATGGATGAGGTATATCAGCTAGCGGCTGATATGGGCGGCGCCGGTTTTGTTTTTACGGGTGAAAACGATGCCGACATCATGCATAACTCAGCGTTAATTAATATAAATGTTGCATATTATAGCACATTAAAAAATGTTAAGAGAGTGTTTTATTCCTCTTCTGCTTGTATGTACCCCGAGCATAATCAGTTAGACCCAGATAATCCTAATTGCACCGAGGACTCAGCCTATCCAGCAAATCCAGATTCTGAATATGGGTGGGAAAAGCTTTTTTCTGAAAGGTTGTTTTTGTCCTTTATGAGAAACAAGGGTATTGAAGTGCGTGTTGCAAGATACCACAATATCTTTGGACCTCATGGTACATGGGATGGAGGAAGAGAAAAAGCACCTGCAGCTTTTTGTCGTAAAGTAGCTATGGCACCAGAAGGTTCACAAATTGAGGTTTGGGGTCCAGGCACACAAACAAGATCCTTTCTTTTTGTTGATGAGTGTGTTGAAGCTACGTGGAGATTTATGCAGTCAGATTTTACTGGTCCGGTGAATATTGGTTCAGAGGAAATGATTAGTATTAATGATTTTGCTCAGATGGCAATTGATATTTCTGGCAAGGATCTTACAATTAATAACATCGACGGTGATGAGTTTGTTTCCAAATATGGTCACCGTTGTCCTGTTGGTGTGAATGGAAGAAATTCAGATAACACATTGTATCGCGAGAAAGTTGGATGGGAAGTTTCTGAGCCGTTAATCGAGGGCATGAAAAACACTTATGAATGGGTTAGATTACAAGTGGAGAAACGCGATGGCTAGATGTTTAGTAACAGGACACAAGGGCTATATCGGAACTAGGCTTTTTAATAAACTTAAAGAGCAAGGACATAGTGTTATCGGTATTGATCTTTTAGATAGTAATAATTGTAATGATTTAATTAACGTGTTAGCAGAGGATACTGATGGCAAGTTTCATCCTTATTATTACAATTTTAAGCCTGAGTATATTTTTCATCTTGCTTGTTGGCCAAGAGTAGGATTTAGCGTAGAAAACCCTGTTAAGACTACCAGAAATAATATCCTTGCGGGAACCATACTCTTAAATTTTGCGAGGAAGGTTGGCTCTGTTAAGAGATTTATTTATTCTAGTTCATCATCGGTTATTGGAAATGGTAACGGTCCAGCTAGTCCTTATGCCCTTCAGAAATACACAACTGAACTAGAGACATCTATGTACTCTCAATTATATGGACTTGATACTGTCTCTTTGAGATATTTTAATGTTTATTCTCCATGTCAGGAGGCGAGCGGTCCATATGCGACAGCGATTGCTAATTGGATGAAATACATTAGACAGGGTAGTGATCCATTTATTACTGGAGACGGAGAGCAAAGAAGAGACATGTCTAATTTGGAAGATGTTGTTGATGCTAATATTTTTTGTATGAATTATGAAAAAAAGATGAATGGTGAGGTTTTTGATGTTGGTACGGGAACAAACATTAGTCTTAATGAAATAAAAGAAATTGTATTAAAGTATTTCCCAGAAACTAATTTTATCTACAGGGACCCTCGTCCTGGTGATGTAATGTTCACGAAAGCAAATATGAATAAGTTTAAAGAGATTGGATGGAAGCCATCAAATAAGATTAGTGATGGTATTCATTCTTGTTTTAGAAATTTAAAAAAGGAGTTAGATAATGAGTGACAATGTATATAAAATGAAGCTGTCAAATCAAGCTTTAGGGGCTGTTATGATGGCTCTACAAGAGTCTTTGTTAAACCAACTAGACATTGTTCCAATTCTTCGCGGATTTGAGCTTTCTGAAGGTGAAGAGGGCTTAGTTGTTCTTAATCCACCAACAGTTAGATTTTCCGATGAAAGTGAAGTAACGGAACAGGATCTAAAGGATTTGGCAACATAATGCCAAGGTATCGTTATCGTTGTGCAAACTGTGGTGACGAAAAGGTGATGTTTCATTCTTTTGATGAAACACCATCCTTAAGTTGCGATAAGTGCTTGTCTGTAGATTCTTTACAAAAAGTCATAGGTGATATGTACTTTAAAACAAAAGAACTTACAGAAAAAGGACAAGCAGTCGGTCAGCTTACAAAAGAGTACATTGAAGAAAATAAAAAGCTTCTGGAAGAAGAGAAAAAGAAAGCAAGGAACGAAACATATGAGCCGTCTTGAGATCACACTGTCAGGAATGTTATTGCTATCAACAGTGTTTAATATTATTGTATTTGTATACGCTAGAAACGCGCTTGCTCGCTTGCTTTCCGTTTCTGAAGAATTAGGCGATCTGCAGATTATGATTGATGTTTTTGCAAAACACGTTAAATCAGTCTATGAATTAGAAATGTTTTATGGTGATCCTACTTTGCAACATTTAATGGACCACGCTATATCTTTTAACGAACAACTTGAAACGTTTGAATATATTTATTCTCTGACAGAGCAACCGCAAATTGAAACAGAGGATGAAGAAATTGACGAAGAAGAGAACTCGCCGCCGCAAGAATAGTAATCATTATTTTACAAGTGTTCACGAACAAGCGATAATTGATTATGCGGCAACTAGATGTAAAGACCAAAGAACTAAATTATATGTAGAATTTATACAGCCAGCTTTTAATGAGATGGTTGATAAAATTGTTTTTACATATAAATTTACAACTTTGCCAAATTGTGATGCTTTACGTGACGAGTGTAAGGTTTGGCTCGTTACAATCTTGGATAAGTATGATCCAAATAAGGGCTCAAAAGCTTTTTCATACTTTTCTGTAATCACTAAAAATTGGTTTATTCATAGGGTAAAGCAACAACAAAAACGTAACAGTCGTGAAGTTGACTTAGATAACGTTCCAAAAAGATATGAGGAGGAATTTTTATCGACAACACAATCTTATGTTTCAGAGAGAACTCAAAAAGAATTTTGGAATTCATTTTATAAAGAATTGCGCTCTTGGGACGAAACCAATATGAAGGAAAATGATCTCAAAGTTTATAGAGCAATCATGATTCTTTTTGAATCAAAAGAAGAAATAGAAATTTTTAACAAAAAAGCTATTTACTTATATCTACGAGAGATTACTAATCTTAATACAAAGCAAATAGTAAACTCGCTTAAAAAGTTTAGAAAAAGATATAGTGGTTTCAGAAACGACTGGGAGAGCGGAGATATATGAGTAAAGATCTGGATGACTTAATTGATGAGGCGTTAGGCAACATTCGCGATGATCGGAAAGTCGCTCGCGAGTTTCTCAATGAAATAGCTAATCAGATTGCCGTGAACGCAGATAATAATAAATATTTAAGTCCTGTGGCGGCTAAGCATATTGAAACTATGCAGAGATCAAATGAGCAATTGGTGAAGATTATTGGACTGAGACAAAAAAATGAATCTCAAGGTTTTGAACTTTCAGACGATGATAAAGATAATCTTTTTGATTTAATTCAAGGTGGCAGTAAGGAACAAAGTTGAATGAAAGAAATAACCACCAAAAGTCAAGCCTTAGAAAATTTATTAACACTACCTAAGCGTCATGCTGAAAATAAATCAAATATATTTAAAAATAAAACAAACTTTAAAATTAAAGTGTTGTCTCCACTAGTTGCATACTCGGGGCCAGCAGAAGCGACAGATGATGATGAACAATTAGCAGAGTTAGGTATTGATTCAAGATATATTTTTAAAGGTAGAATATTAGATTCTAGAATGGCTCACGCCTCCTTTTTGAATGATCCGTGTGATTTATCAATCGCCGGCGGAGACGCTTCAGAGACCGTGGCAGCTTTACACTCTAATGTTGTTTTATCTAAGGCTGGTGGCTTACCTAACATTCAAGTTGGTGATATTGTTTATGGAGAATTGGAACCAGGAGATAACGATAATCCTTATAATTTACAATTCATACATATGACAAGTGTGAGTGATGTTTTTCAGATTCAGTCTCCTGAAGCTAAAATAGAAAAGTGCTATGACCTTAAGCTTTCTTTTGAAACATCGTGGACAGGAGATCTTAATGGTGGATTTGAGGCTGGTCCCCCAACTGATATATCTCCTTATGGGCTCCGGCATGGAGATGAAAGGAACCCAGATAATATCACACAAATAGGTATACATTATAGTGTCTCAGTGGACCTCGACGGCGCGATTGTTGCCTTAGCAAAACAAGGATATAGCTATAATTTTATTATTGATCAAGCAGGCACACCGCATTTTATTATTGATCCCCGTTATGAAGCTTTTCACGCCGGCGGAGCTAATAAAAAAAGTATAGGCATTTCTTTTATTAATATGGGCTACGATGAGGAGGGTGCAGCCGCTTATAATTATCCCACTGATAATTGGATATCCAGTGGTGAATATAGGTGGGAGCCATACACAGAGGCTGCCATTAATACTGCTGTCGCTTTGGTACAGGGTTTTCAGGTCCAGTTCCCCAATCTTTCACAAATCTGGGGACACGAAGATGGTAATGGTAACAAATCAGATCCCGGACCTGCTTTTGATCAATATTACCCAAGATTTTATGCTTTAGGCCTTAATCGTGGACCTTATAGAGAATCTACAAGAAATAGGACCTCCAGTGGCGGTGACGCATCCGTTCCAGTGCCACCATCGGGTCAATAAAAGGATTTAAAATGTCAAACGAAAACAAGAATTTAAAATTTATAGATTTACTTAAAGGCAACAGCAGTACGAATAGCGACATTTATTCTGCTCAAGATTATTTTAACATTGGTATAACTCCTAAAAAAATCCCTACCGGAACGGGATTGATGCATACTAGAATTTCAAGAACTCCTTTTTCCTATAATGCTCCTGCTGGTGCTAGTGTTATGGAGAATCAAGGCGCTTATATTGTTATGGGTCAAGTGCCCACTCTTACAAAAGCAACGGGTTATGGTGCAAAAGGTGTTCCTGCTGATACAATTGATTTAGTTGTGGGTCGTCATTCCTCCACATATGGTGGAAAGGGTCCAAAAAAAGACTCTGTTGTTGAAAATAACTTTGCTACTGATGCTGCTAGAATATACATATCAAAACTTTGTGATATTGATCAGGCGTTTGGATTAGATTCTCCTGCCGTCCAGAATGAAGGCAGAGGCTTAATTGGAAGATCTGGAATTGGAATTAAAGCAGATGGTGTTAGAATTGTGGGCAGAGAAGGTATAAAAATTACAACCGGAAAAATGAAAGATGCTAAGTTTGGCTTAACAGGTGAGACAAATTCATTATCAGGAAGAATATCAGAGCCAGCACCAAGAATTGACATAATTGCCGGTAATAACTATAGAAACGCACAAGGTGTTGGGTTAGGCAAAAAGACTGCTGAGTGTCTAGAGGAGCTGCATGATATTATAGGTCAAATGTGGGGATCTATATTTTTTCTAGCATTAAGTCAAGCAGGATACAACTTTGTTAATAATATAGACTTTAGAAGACCATGGCTTCCGAATGTTGGTGGCTGGATTGTTCAGCAACAATTAAGCAGAGTTATTGGACCATTATGGCATACCAGAATTAATGCAGAGTTTTGGAAACAGAATTATCTTTCCCCAAGTGCTACCGATTATATCGTCAGCAGAAATGTATACGTAAATTAAAGGAAATCTAAATGTCAACCTCTAAGTTTTTACCTTTCCAGGATGCTAATGGCGATGGCTTACCTGACGTATGTGATGATGTTTTTGTCGAAGAGGTACAAGAATGTCCTTCAAAATGCGTACCAAATCCTAGAGCCACTGTTCCAGACTGGAGAAAAAGAAGAACATTTCAGCCATTCTTAAATGAGAAAGTTTGTAAATATCAAGTCACAGTTATCGCTGGAGAATATACAACAACAGGCATAGAAGAGGGTGACACTGCAGAGGAAGCTCAGGCAAAATTAGTTGAAATATATGATCAGTATGTTGGTAGAGCAATTGACGTTTTATTGCAGATATATAATAAAGAGCCCTCCGAGGGGGCAATTGAACTTTTAAGAAGCGAAATTGATTATTCCGCTTTTTTCCTGGAGCCTCGCCATAAATCTAGATTAAAATTATTATACTCTGTTGATTATGACGTGTTGCAGTCGATTGTAGAAGCAGCTCCAAGTGACGAGGATTCAGAAGGCGGACCCTTTGAAACAACATATCTAGCCTCTGAAATAGGTCCATCAATGATCAGAGTAAGAAAAGCAATGCATCTTTACTCTCGTTTCAATAGAGTTTATAGGGGAATAGAGGGCGCATCCATAAGATTTGTAGACGGCAACAGAGTCTTTGATATGGATCAATATGGTGATTTTGGTTTAACAACTTCTGATTCACAATTAAATCTTTTAACCCAGCAATTATCAGATTTCTTATCAACTTACGGCTATAATATACCCAGCATAGTAGGCTTTGTGGAGAATGTTAAAAGCGGATTTAGAGGCTCTGATTCAATCTATGAAATAACTTTTAGTTTTACTGAGGACTATAAAGTTGACAAAATTGTTTTTTATACTGAAAAATGTGGTTCAAAGCCGATAACCATGACAGCCAAACTCCAACATTTAAATGAAATGAGTGCTTGGAAAAACCCAACTGCAGTGGCTTATTTTGCAAAACTTGTAGAAATGGATCAGGATTTACAAGCTAGAGATCCAATGTCGTGGATTGACTTTGTTGTAAAATACACATATCCAGAAATTTATTCAACGACTTCTTTGGAGGCTGAAGACTCAGCTTTATCTTGCTTGGGTGATGCTTTGATTAGTGAAGGAAAGCAGCTCGGTCAAGATATTTTAGATGACTTCTTTAGTTTAGGGGATGCTATTGCTTATCAGTTTAATAGCGATCTATGTAAGCAGTCACTGGAGGATAGAAGGGATGAAGAAGTTAAATTTGGCATTTCCTTTGAAAATTTTGAAAGATCGGGTGCTACAAATTCTAATTTAACTGGCTCTATTACTCAAATTGCCGCAGAGGAGGAAGACTTCACCTCAACAATGCTAACAAATGTTTATGGAATGGCGGCTGAGCAAGCATATAATACTATTGAAAAGCAGAAAAATCCAGCTGATTTTATTTGTGCTTGGCTGCTTTCAAAAACAACTCCAGAGGATGCAGGGGCATTAACCAATTTAAGCGCATGCGCTGGTTTAGGATTAGACGCAGGTGGTAATCCAACAAAAGCAATGTTGGATACAATGTATGAAGGTGGGTTTGATAGGATAAAATTGTGTGGACTCTTTGACTTAGCTTTTGAAGTTATCAATTGTTTGCTGGGTGGCTTGACTTTAGAAGAGGCTTTGGCGGAGATTGTGCAATCTGCCCTGAGAGCGATGTCTATCGATAATTTTGAAAAACTGTTTATTGGGTTACCGGCAGATGTACAGGCTGAATTAAACGAATTAGCCATGAAAAATTTGGAAGAAGGAAACATATTCGAAAGCGATTCTCTTTTACAATCTATTTCTGATGGTGTTGCAAGTGGAACTAGTATTAGTTGTGGAGAACCAGATGCTGTTTCTGATACAGATCCGCTTTACGAAGAGTGGTCCAATTTTTATAAGGAAACTGTTAGCTCTTCTGTAGAGGAAGCCGCAGCCAATCAAACAGCATCACAGAATGAAATAGCTTATACTATTATTAAAAGTTTAGCTGAAACAGATCGTAATGTTTTTGAGTTGTATCCCGATGACGCACAAGAGCTTATGTCTGCCGCCAGAAATCACGTAACAACATCGAAAGGGCTTTCCGTTGAAGAAAGAACAGAATCTGGCGCCGGAAACAATTTATATGAAACTCAAGAAAGCACCACCTATGGGGAACTCCCTACCAGAACAATAGCAGAGAGTCTCGATTCAGCCGGTTCTGGACTAAGCAGCAGCGTTCTTTTTGAGGCTTACGTTAAAGCTTTAATTGAGGTTTATAGTGACAATCTTTTAGATTTAGTTGATGAGTTAGGCAAATTTCCAGGTGCGCCATTAATAGCTAACATTTTAGCATTAGTAGACTGCCCTAGGCCTCCTTTGTTTACGCCCAGTTTAACAGAGTTTATTAAGGACTTTGAATTGCCTTTTTGTAAAAATGATTTTGATATTGTGTGGCCAAAATTAATATGGCCATTTGGTGTCTTACCAGATATTAAGGACATTTGGAGATTGGTGTGGCAAACGATAAAATGTCAACTACAGCTTGCTGTTATAAGAACTTTAGCCAAAATAATGACAAAGCTTTGCGAATTAATTGGTAATGCTCTCTGTAATGCTCTGGCTCTAACGGGTGATATATTGTCATCACTTCCGGGAGGAACCACTGACTTAGGAATTGGTGGCGATCAAAGCACTATTGATAATCTTAAAAGTATTGTTAGAGAAGCCATATGTGGTGAAGATGCAGATGAAAATACCATCAATGACACCATAACCGATATGATTGCTCAATTGGGTGTTGGTGGAGCTGCTTTCGCAAATCAACAACAAACACTTGCTTTTGCTGAGGACATGTCTGCGTCATTAACAAGATCTGAGATGAATAAGTTGTTCTTGGGTGATGCCCCGGATGAAGCTTTGGATATTATGGATAGCTTATTGGAATATGAGTATCCAGAGTTTAGAGAGGCTCTGCCAAACAAACAATCAATCAATGGATTCTTTAAAGGCATGGGAAATCTGATGCCAGCATCTTTTAAGGATACTATGAGAGATTTTGTTGATGGTCTTCCAGAGGGCGACGCTCTTCCAGCTAATCCATCATTATGTTTAGACCCTGAAAAATATGAGGAATTTTGTGGTCTTCGCGCTGAGCTTTTAGAGGGTAGAGCCCTTCCAGAGCAATCTAAGCAAATGTGTGATGATTTAAGAGGACAACTATTAGATGACTTGGGCGCTGTTTCTGATATAGCTCAAAATTTAGAGGACTTACCAGCGTTTTTAGCTAGCCAGTTGCCCCCCTTGCAATCCGATCCTGGTTGTGATAACGGCATAGTTCCTTATGAGGCAGACGAAGCAGTTGCTGTTGCTTCTGCAGGTCTTGGCAATGATCTTGAGCAACTTAAAATAGAGTTTTCCGAAGACATGATTGGCAACGGACCAGGAGATAAAAACTGGGGAATGTTAAATATGATGCTTTCTGATACTTTAGGAGTTCCTTTAACAGCCCATAACAGATTAGCAAACAACAGAAGAAGTTATGTTGATTACTATAGTGGCATTGACTATACAGCTGGTTTAAATATAGCTGGTGTCGCTAGATTTTTTACCTCATTAGCTACAGAAGACTTTAGTTTTGCTGCGGAGCTTTCTGATGCTGCGATTGCCAAGCAGAAGGGGGCTTTCCCAACACATGTATCTCGTTATTTGCAAAATTACATGAACAATGTAGGAAACTCAATATCTATTAGTTTAAATAATGTTTATAAAGAGGATGATACCAAAAGGGTAGAAATTACAAAAGCCTCTCAAAGAGATGTTACTTCATTGCCTGATTTTGGATATAACGTTGAAATAACGCCATACACAGAAGAGCAAATCAATGAAGCTAGTGGTGAGGCTATGCAAGTTGTGGTTGGTTACGATATCACAGAAAAAGGCAAAAAAAGAACTCCTGACGTAAAATTAAGCTATCAAGACACTGATGATGGAAGATTTCCAGATGAAGATGATTGGTATTCCTATGGTTTTGATGTAGAGGCTTATATCAGCGACCTTACCGATAGTGCTGTTTCAGAGGGTGGTGTCAATTTATACTCTGATAATATGCGTATTAAAATATTCGAAAGAATTAATTTAAATGCCACCAGCGGCAATAGTATTGAAAAAGCTGATGGTATAGATGTTGAAGAAAATGGGCAAGTTAGTTTAGAAGAAGAAGTCTCCGGAGAAATTACAAAAGCAGGCTCTGGTGGAGCAAAAATTTTAACAACTCCTCTCCATGAGTTTATCGCTATTGACGACACGCTCAGTAAGGTATTTCCAGACGGTAGTAGTATGAATGATTTTCTGTCTGAATATACTTCATTCCAGCGAGCTTTCACTACAAAAACAGATTTTATGCCACAAACTATTCTTTTAAAAGAAATTCTAGAGAAAAAGAATATTGGTTTAAACGTCGATCCCTCTCAACTGAGTAACAATCAATCTTCCATAATGAAAAATATGTTGGCTCAAATATTCGCTGAGGTCTCTGACTTGGATGCGGACTTTGATGCATCGTCGTGGTCATTTGGAAGCAGTATTGAAACCTTGAGTCCGGAAGATTTAGATTATGGTGTTGTTGCAGAAGATGGCGTAACTTTTGTTCCGTATAATGAAACAGGGTACGAAAATAGAGATATGATCTTGGGTATCTCCAGAGATGCTTTTAATAATATTGACACTCCCGAAAACACAAGAGTATTTTATTTAGATCCAGCTTTATATGGTAGAAATTACATTAATCCACCTTTATACATAAAACCTCCTAAATCATCAGGTTGGCTTGGTATTATTGATGTTATGTTCCCTGAATTAAATGCATGCGATCCTAAAACAACTGATCTTGTTGACTTTGGAGAAATTCAGGAATTTATTAACGAGGTTTATCCAACGTTGCCAGATGATCAAAGGGCGCTCTCCGATCCGGATTGTGTAATTGAATTACCTTACAATAGATTATTAGAAAGATCTGCAAAAGCCGGTATGATGGGACTGATTAAAGCATCTATCAGAATCTATGCAGTAACTCATTTTATTAAAGCATATCCAACTTTTACTAAGTTTCTTCCTGATTTTAGGAAAATGTTTAGTTCTGCTTTCGCTTCTTATGTTGTTGAAAACATGCAAAGTTCTTTTTTGGATGCTCAGCCTGGAGTTGGAGAGTTTTTTAACACATTTAAGGATAATGAATTCTGGTATGGATTTTTAGAACAATGTGTCCAGATGTATGGTTATCTAGTGGATTCAGGGAAAATTATGGATCCTCCAGATAGTGTTCTGCAAGCTATTGGAAGACTTAATGATTTACAAGAAGTTTATGAATATCCAAGTGATGAAGACTTAAAAGAAGCCAAGGCTGTTGGCGAAACAAAAGCTTTCAGAACTCTTAAAAACTACAGACAAGAATTAAACCTTGAGGCAGTAAGACAAACAGAGGAAGATGCCAAAATAGTCATGAAAGAATTGGTAATTATGGAACTTGAGTACATGGGGAAAAAGTTCTTAGAGAATGCACAAAGACTTAATATTGAAGTTGAAATAAAAGACTCTGATTACTATTTCATGGAAAGATTTACACAAGGTGGCGAGGGTTTAAAATTAAATAGCGCCATTGGAAATGATGGTACTTTTATAGTATCAACAACTTTGCCAACTGTGCCATACGAGGAAAATGAAAATGTTACAGATCCATATTACACGTATGGAGGCGAGCTAGTTGTTGACTCAAACGCTCAACAATTAGAATCTTTGTATGCATACGGCTTAGATGTTGGACAAGAGTACATTGGCGAATATCATGTACATATAAGTGAGGAAACTGGCAATCCAGTATACATGGTAGGGCCCGCACATTCAGAAGAGGCTCATCCCGTATTAATGCCTACAGCCAACATATCCACTGTGGATTTTGGTGATGTTGGGGATATATTCTCAGAAATAGACACAGAAAACTCAGAAAAACCATTTGTTATAGAAAAATATGTTAGAATTAATGACACCCTGTACACACCTAGTGACGCTGCAACAGTCATAGGGCTTGTTTCTGAACAAAACCAATTAATTTCTGATGTTTATCCCGGCACTCTGAGATTGATTTTGGGTGCAGAAAACACTCCAATTGGAATCGAGGGCGAGCTAGGAGTTAGATATGGCTTAAGATTTTCCATGATTTATCAAGGACAGACTTATGAATTGACTAGTGTAGAGATTGATGCTTTGGACACTGCATTAAAAGATTTTGCTGATTTAAATGGTAATACAAAATTATTACTTTGTCTTATAAATAATTTAAAGAAAGACCCTATCTTTACTTTGGTATCAAAATATATTTTCTCTACTCCAAAGATGAGTTCCTTGGCGGCGATTTATAATGATATGGGAATGTTACCGTCAATCGGGCAATTGGTGGTCCCAGAGGGTGAGACTTTCGCAAGAGGAGTAAGCAGATTAAACTTTGCTGATATTGGCAAGCCAGGACAATCTTTAATTAGAACTCTTGATGATGATGGCAATGTTGAAGGTATAACAAGTGGACCACTATCAGAAGCATACAATCCAATTACTCAAGACATTGTAGGAATTAATAGTAATGACCGTGACCCCGCACCTCTTGGAGCGTGGGCACACCCAGACGATAGACAGCGTGGTTTATTCTTTAAAGAGTGGGATAATTGGGATAAACAATTATTAAGAAACTCTACCTCTAGAATTAAAAGATTGTTTAAAATATATTATAATGCTAGATTTTATGAGGATGAGGGCTTCACCGACACAACTGACTCACCTGGGGCTGTTTTCTTCGAAAGATTAAGAGAAATAATTAGACCCGCAGCTCCTGGTGGACTACTGCGTTGGTGGTTGAGATCTCGTCTAAGAACGAATCCTTTTAATGCAAATGATGAGATTTGCGAAGATGACGAATAATTATATTAAAGGAGTTTTTGTATGTCTGGTATTTCTGTAAAATTACCTGTTTCTGTTTCAACAGAGGATGGGATCACCACAACTAAAACAATACAAGAAACTTTAAAGCAAAACTTAACATCGTTAATACTTACAAATCCCGGAGAGAGAGTTATGGATCCCGGCTTTGGAGTTGGGCTTGAGTCCTTTTTGTTTGAAAGATTTACAGATTCCACTTATTCCTCTATACAACAAAAAATATCAGAGCAAGTTTCAGCTTATATGCCACAAATAACAATTCAAGCTTTTCAGATAGACACTAGCTCCAGAGATGAAAATACTTTACACGTTTTAATACAATACATTATTGATCCATTGGGGACAACAGATGTTTTAAATTTGCCAATTTCAAATACTTCCAATGGAACCAGTGCTTCTGGGGTTACCACTGGTGCCTCCTCTACAAGCACTGGCGGCCGCATATACTAACATTTACTATCAATAAAATAACTCTAGTATTTGTTTTGTTTTACTATTTAATGTTTGAGGAACCAATATGCCAGATAACCAAAAAAAGATAATACCAATTAATTACACACATAGAGAATTTGATAGTATAAAGAGTGATCTAGAGGGGATCGCCAAAAGGTATTATCGTGACAGTTTTAGAGATTTTAGTGAGGCTTCCTTTGGTTCTATGATGATAGATGCCATGGCATATATTGGCGATCAAATGTCTTTTTATCTAGACTATAATGTAAATGAATCATTTCTAGATACATCATATCAATATGATAATGTTTTACGTCATGGTAGAATCTTAGGCTATAAAACACAAGGTCGCGCCTCTACTTACGGGAAAGCAGCGATATATGTTTTGGTCCCTGCATCACCTACAGGTGTTGGACCTGATTCAAATTATATTCCTGTCATGAGAAGAGGATCTAGTTTTTCTTCAACATCCGGATTGAATTTTGTGCTAGTTGAAAACATAGATTTTTCTGATCCTCAATTACCAATCGTAACAGCGCGTGTTGATACAGCAACAGGCGCC